AACAACAGTGCTACGGTTACCTATGCAGTTCAGACTCCTACCTCAATACCTAATGGTACTACTACAGTATTAAGTCAAACAGCTGTATGCACTATGGCCTTGACTGCTCAGAACTTACCACAGCTATCTCAAGGTAGGTTAGCTATTAAGGTGCCAAAGATATTAACACCTATTACTAATGCTCAAGCTCCACTATGGAGAACAGTGTCAGCTTCAGGAACTCCATGTGCATCCGGTCAGATTAAGATACAGGCAGTTATTACTAGCATTGACATCAGCATTACCCCATCCAATAACATTGTGGCCATCGGTGGTACTATTGATGTGAATGACTACGTGCCTAAAAAGATAAAGCAGAATGACTTTGTTAAGGCTATCTTCAACATGTACAATCTCTATGCAGATGTAGATAAGACTCAACCTAATCAACTTAACCTCATCCATAGGGATGATTACTACGATGCAGGTAAAGAGGTAGATTGGACATACAAGCTAGCCAAGGATAAAGAGCAGTCATTGTCATTCTTACCTGAGCTAACAAGTAAAAAAGTAATACTCACCTATACACCTGATAAGGATAGCCCTAACCAAACGTATACGGATGCTACTAATCAAATCTATGGACAAGCAGAGGTAGTCTTTGACAATGAGTATGTCAAGGATGTAACCACTAAGCCTGTTCTCTTTGGTCCTACACCAATCATCCGTACACCATTCGGTGCATACGTTGGAATGATTGCAGGACAGGCACCTAAGACTAACCTCCGTATCATGTACGACAGTACAGCTGAGATAGGATTGAGTACCTGTTCACCATACCACATCTATGACTACGGTACAACGGGTATGACAGGTGTAACTACTTACCCGTATGTAGGTCACTTCGATAACCCACTCAATCCTACTTGGGATCTAAATTTTTCAGTGTGTTCATTCTACTACTACCAACCATTAAGCCTAACCGATAACAATCTGTACAATAGGTACTGGAGACGTACCATGGGGCAGATTAATAGTGGTAAGATGTTGACTGCATTCTTTAATCTCAAGGAGTCAGACATCCAACCCTTAGAGCTCAATGATAAGATACGCATAGACAACTCATGGTGGAACATTAACAAGGTCATTGATTACAATGCTAATGCTAATCAGCTCACTCAGGTAGAGCTCATCAGCATAGATAGTGAGGTGAACTTCATGCCATTCATTAACCCATTCGGAACACCTGGTGTAGGACTACCTAACATCTCAGGTATTCAACAGGTAGCTAACAGTACCATTGTTAAGACGAAGAGCATGAACAGCAACGTGCTCACAGGTGGTGGTATCATTGGTGAGGTAGTGAACAGGGGTAACATTGTACCGGGTGGACTCAGAGTCATGGTGGCAACCGAGGGCTACTCCGTTGAGAATGATGGTATAGTTACTGATAACCTAGTGGTAAGGGGTAGCATGAATGGTATACCTGTTGACCCTGCATACTACAAGTACACAGCTAACCTTGACCAAACAGGTACAGCTGACCCAATAGCCTATGTAAAAGAGGGTAGCTTTGGAGATATACTTTGGGTTAGGAATGCAGTAGGTCAGTATGAGGGCTTCATTCAAAATTGGGAGATAGGTACTATCCTAGATACTGAGTTAACGGTAATGATTAACAACATATATTTTGATGGGGTGATCAGTGCCGCTTACAGTGCAGCTAATAACAGCATATATATAACGACAACACAAATTGGGGTAGGCTTCGTAGATGATTACCTTGGGATGAACACATTAGAAATAAGATATTATAAGCCATAAGATGAATGAAGTAGAAATACCATTAAAGCTCGGTGGCATTGCTGCCATTAAGGCGGAATTAAGAGACCTCAAAGGTCAGATAGCAGATGCTACTGATCCAGAAACAATGACCCGATTAGCACAGCGTGCAGGGGAACTCAAGGACCAACTCAAGGATGCTAATGAGCAGGTCAATGTATTTGCTACTGGGTCAAAGTTTGAAGCAGTATCTAATAGCTTTGGCTCTATTAAGAATGACCTCATGAGCCTAGACTTCGAGGGTGCATCTGAAAAAGCTAATGTATTTAAGAAAACCCTAGGAAATCTTAACCCTAAAGATATTGGTGGTGCATTCAAATCACTAACATCCGTTATCATGACTGTTGGTAGTGCATTCGTATCATTAGGTGCTACCATTCTAGCTAACCCTATCTTTTTATTGATAGCTGTTATCATTGCTATTGTGGCAGCCATTGTTATATTCCTGCACAAGATAGGAGTGCTACAGAAAGTACTTGACTTTTTGATGATACCTATTAACGCATTGATTCAGGGCTTAAAGGATTTAGGAGATTGGCTAGGATTAACGAGCTATGCTGCAGATGAGAACGCTGAAAAGATGGCTAAGGCCAATGAGAAAGTCTCAGAGAGTTCAAAGAAACGTAGTGAGAAAATAGGTGAGAGCTATGACCAGGAGATTGCCATGGCTAAGATATCCGGTAAGGATACCACTCAGCTCGAGCTTGACAAATCAAGAGCACTAGAGAAAGAGGCTATTAAACGAAAGACTGCAGCTAAGAAAGCCCTTGAGGCAATGAGACACCAAGAGGGTGAAGAGGCTACTAAGAAACGTGCAGAGTTAAGAAAGCAGATTGAGGCTGAAAGTAAAATCATCCAAACAGGAGTCAATGAACGTAAACGTATCAAGGCTCAGGAAATACAAGACCAAAAAGAGGCAGATAAGAAAGCAGCAGATGATGCAGCAGCAGCAGCAGAGAAAGCTAGGGAGAAAGCAAAGCAAGCAGCTAAAAATAGATTGGATAACGCTAGGACACTTAGAGACTTTGAACTATCACAGATACAGGATGCTAATGCAAGGGAGGTAGCAATAGTAAATGAGAAGTATGCAAGGTTAATGAATGACCTGAAAACAGATGCTAACAAAACAGCAGAGGAAAAAGCTAAGTTTAATGAGATGTTCAGAACGCAACAGCAGCAGGAACTTGATAAGCTAGCAACAGATAAGGCTAAGATTGAAGCGGATAACCTTAAGAAAGGTAATGAAATCATAGCTGATTTACAGCTACAGATGATGGAGGAGGGAACAGCCAAAGAGTTAGCCATGACCAAAGCCAAGTATGACAAGCTACGAGCTCAGACTCTAGCAGATGTTACACTAACTGAGGACCAAAAGAAAACCCTAACCGAATTATACAATAAACAGGAGGAGGCAGAAAATCAGAAGAGAGCAGATGCTAAAATAAAGCAACAGGAAGCGTTATTCAAAACAATAACAGATGCAGAGCTCACTGAGGACCAAAGAAAACTTGAGGCACTCAAGACTAAGTATGATGCAGAGTTAAAACTAGCTGAGGACAATGAGATACTTAAGGCAGCTTTGCTTAAAAAGTACCAAGATGATCAAGAAAAAATAGCAAATGATGCATCTCTAGCTAGGATTGAAAGCGATAAAAAAGAAAGGGATGCAAGGCTACAGTTAGCATCCGATATAGCCAATGGAATTAATACTGTAGGTGCTGCGTTCATCAAGGACCAAAAGAAACTAGAGAAGTTCAACAAGGCTAATGCATTGATACAGATTGGTATTGATACAGCCAAGGCAATCTCATCATTAGTTGCTGCATCTCAATCTAACCCATTGAATGGAGTAACAGCAGGTGCTGCAGGTATTGCTCAGTTCGCTACAGGTATCATCCAGATTGCTACCAATGTTGCTAAGGCTAAGCAGATACTTACCTCAGGTGGTACTCCAACTTCAGGAGGTGGAGGCGGTGGTGCTAGTGCTAGTGAGGGAGGAGGAGCTAATGTAGCACAGCAAGTACCTCAAGGTGCTCAGCTCTTTGGCTCAGCTAACACAGGCAATGTGATGAGTGCAGGAGGTGGTACATCTAACAGCTCTATGACCGTCACAGCTGTAGTATCTGAGACACAAATAACAAACGTACAGAATAAGATAACCAAAATAAACAAAAACGCTGAACTCTAATGAACTCACTACAAGCAATCATCGACCACATTGAGCAGTTCTACAATAGCCATCTACAAGTAAAGAAAGTAGGTAGTGACTTTAAGGAACAGCTATTTAACTTCGCTACTCAGGATGAGAAGTATCCTATCATTTTTATAGTGCCGGTAACTGTTAACCCTGCAGATAACACGTCAGAGTTTAACTTTGACATCTACTGCTTTGACATCATCCAAAAGGATAGAGCTAACATCATCACAATCCTAAGCGATACACAACAGATACTCAATGACCTTTATGTTTACTTCACCTATAGCAATGACTATAGCTTTGATGTGATTGGTGTACCTAACTTCCAACCATTGAACAACGATCTACTTGACTACGCTGCAGGCTATGTCATGAACATCACATTAACGGTGAATGATTGGACCAACTGTGCTGTGCCTTTACAATAAACATTTCGGAGGCTTAAAGTAATATAGGTATGAGTGCACCTAAATGGTGGGGAGATTGGAGGCCTAACCTTACACCTCACACAGGAAATTTACAGCCAACTGACTTGCTAGAATGTACTTCTATAGTGGGTGGCTTACCTGTTAACACAGCCATTACAGGTGCTCAGATAATAGCAGCAGCATCGGGTGGTAGTGCAACCTGGGGAGGTATCACAGGAACACTATCTAGTCAAACAGATTTACAGACTGCCTTGAATGCTAAGCAAGATACGCTAGTAAGTGGTACTAACATCAAGACAATCAATGGTAACTCAATCTTAGGTAGTGGAGATTTAACTACTAACCCAAGGACATTAACTAGCATCAATGGTAGCAACCTAACAGGTAATACCAATCAAATAAGTGCATCCGTATTGATACCTGCAAATACGTTGGTAAGTAATAACACAATTTACATTAAAAATTTACTAACGAAAACCGCAGGTACAACTGCTTCAACTGCTAGAATTTATATAAACACTTCAAATACATTGAGTGGTGCAACACAAATTGCAACAGCTTCGGGGATGTCTGGTACAAATTACCACCAACGATTCGAACGAAACTTTTATTTTGACGGAACTAATTTATTTTGTTATTCTCCAAGTAATGGCGTGAGTTCGGATTTAGTACAAGGTGCAATATCTCTTTATTCGTTTAACCCTGCGGTTAATCACTACTTAATTTTTGCAGTTCAAAATTCAACCACTACACCTGATAACCTTGGTCATAAACGCGTAATAGTACAGATATATGATTAATATAAACGGAATAGAGTACACAATTACAGGACCTATTGAGGTGATTAGTGATACTCAGCTGCATGTAGAAACTGATAAGGGTATCATTCTAGTAGATGATACAATGGAAATATATAAAGAATTAACTAATGGCTAGATACGCAAACACAGGGGAGTTCAATGTGCTATATCCTACACGTAGGAGAATGGCTACAATCCTAAAAAGAATAATCAGGAATGATGTTGTGGATGGTGAGGGTACACTTGTAGAAAGTATCCGTATCAATGCCAAGATAACAGGCTTCCAAAAGTTAGAGATACAAATAGTAGCAATGTACTACTTTATATTCCTGAACAATGGTGCGTTTCTTTGGAATGGTGGAGTGATCACCCCTAGAGATTTCGTTGCACAATTTACTGAGGAGCTAAACGCTGCAGGTATCACAGCAGAAATCTATAGACAGTACACTGAATGGTTAACTAAAAAATATCCATTGGTAGAGGCTGTTGAGGTGCTTGAGAAACAGCAGAAAATTGTGTACACATTTGAGGCAGTTGACCCACCTCCAGGCTTCACTCCAGGGTTCCCATTAGATGTCTAACTCTTTTTTCATAGACAAGATATTGAAAACATAAACGAGTGGTAGGACACCTATCTTATCACTCTTAGTTATGTCCCCATTAGTCAAGCCATAGATGGTTTGCTCCCATGACCACTTTACTTGAGTTTGCTCTTTCTCAATTTCTTTAATTTCCTCAGGGTCCATGTTAGCTTTCTCTTCATCAGTGAGTGGAGTATCTAGATCACCGGTAAATAAGTTTTCATAGGTCTTAAGAAAGTTATCCCTGAACTTCAGGAACTCATGTATTATTCCATACACATCTGTAATAGGTAGGTCATGAAATTTCTCAGCTCTAATGTTGCAGTCAAAGTCATAAGGCTCCATGATTTCATCACCCCATTCATTCACTTTAGTTTGCCGGTACAGGATAGCACATACCTTATCAAGATTTGTGATGTAGTTATTGCTAAAGAAATAGTCAAGGTCAATGTACTCGTATAAAGTTAGCTTACTGAATGGCTTAAGAGTCAACCCTAGCACTTCATGCTTGTATCTTTTGGATGGCTCAGAGGTACACCATCTAGACTCGTTAACAAGTTCTGCTAACTCATCCACGTCAAGGTCCTCAATCACATCAATAGGCTCATCCGATAAAATAGAGAGAGCCTCACTGTTGTAGTGGTAGGCTCCCTGTTCTCTATCTATTTGACTAAACTCAATGAACTGCTCAAGCGTTACTTGGCTCCACTGCTTCGGTAGCTTGATCATTAGCTTGTTGTCCTATTTTCTGTGCGATAAACATCATATATGGAATGGAGATAGCAGCATTCAATTTACGGATGAGCTTTGCTTTCTGCTTGATATGTGCATCGGTGTAGTGCTCAGTGGGTGTAAGGTCCTCACGTTTGAACATGATGGCTAGCATCTCAGAGATATATCCTTTCTCTTTTCTTAGTGCTACTTTCTCAATCATCTTAGTATCACGTACAGTTAACTTCATTTGTGCCTTGTAGATGTAGCCCTCAATCTCTAGCTCTTCTACTACCGGGTACTCTTTGCGTTCTGCTGAGTTAAATTCTTTGACCATCCCTACAAAATCAGCCACATCATAGTCCCAAAACTCAGACTCAGGGATGCCAAGGTAAGCAAACACCTGGAGGTGCTTATCAATGGGGTCAAGTTCCTGATTGTTATTGATTTCAGTAATGACTTCGAACTGCTCAATGGTGAGCTCTTCAAGTTGGTTAGGAATTTCCCTGTTTAAGATAGTTATCATAGTTAATTTTTTGAACAAATATACGTTTTTTTTAATATAGGTAGATGGCTAAAAAAGATATCCCTACTTACAAAATTACTATTGACCCTGAATACGCTGAAAACGGACAGGACTTAGGCATTGAACAGATAGCATTCACATCCAATCCTGCCATTAAGGTCAAAGGGATGGCATTCAATTCTCAAGCTAAGGCTTTATTCTTTACGGATGAGCTCAAATATAGAGTAACTGCACCTGCTTTGATACCTATGGAGATATACCGCTTTGATGAGGATACAGATGAGGAGTACAATGTCAAGTTTACCAAAGAGGAGATTGAGAAAATTCATGGTAAATTCATGCAGCAGATGGTCAACCGAGACCTATTTAACCTGGAGCATGACCAATCTCAGACCGTTCCTGCCTATGTACTTGAGGCATGGATAGTAGACAACCCAAAAGAGGATAAGGCATACTCATCATTCGGCATTGAAGTGCCTGAGGGTACGCTAATGGTGACTGCTCAGGTAACTGATAAGGAATACTATGCTGAGCTTGTAGCACAGGAGCAGATAGGTTTCTCTATTGAGGGATACTTAGGCATGAAATTAAACGAGCAAAAACAATCCCAAAATAAAACAAAAATGAATGAGTTAATGTTGCCAGATGGCGAGCACATCATCAACGAAAAAATCTATATCATCAAAGATGGTAAAGTAGTTGAAGTAAAAGATGTTGAGAAAGTAGAGGCTTCTGAGGAAGTAGCTCTAGAAGATACTGTTATCGAAGAGGAAGTAACAGCAGAAATTCCTGCAGAGGAAACAACAATGGCAGTAGACCCTGTAGCTGATGCAGAGGCTATCCTTGCTATAGTTAAGCCTGCAATGGATGAGCAAATGAATGCTTTACTTGCTATGATTGCTGACCTTAAAAATCAATTAGAGGAAGTTCTATCTGTAGAGGTAGAGGATGAGGAGATGGCTGAGGCTGTGACTTTAAGTGCACAACAAAAACTAAGTAACTTTGTAAAATTTAATAATAAATAAAATGCGTAAATTAAGATTTGATTTAAACGTTCTGCCAAGTGCAGAATTAACCCCTAACGCTGAGGCATTCTATGCTCAAGCATATTTAGGCAGTACTGAGATTACAGATAACTTCCGTACTCTACCAGGTATCAAGTACAAGACTAAAATTGGTACTGTTACTTTTGGTAATGACTTATTGGCTATATCACCATGTAACTTCCCTAACGTTAACACTGACCAATTAAGCTCACATGAAGTAGACGTATGTGCTCTTTCTGCTATGGCTCAGGTTTGTCAGTTTGACCTTGAGCAATCATTTGTATCTTTACAGATGGCAGCAGGATCTAATGGTGATTTTTCTGTAGCTAACTTCTTTAACTTCTATTGGTCAGAAATGGCAAATGCTGTTAACGGACAAATTGAGCAATTAAGATGGCAAGGTAACACCCTAAGCGGTAACCCACAACTTGCTTTATGTGATGGTTATGAGAAAGGATTTAGTGCAGTTGGTTCAGGTATTATACCTTACACTATGACTGGTGGTGCAACCCCTACATTTGCACAGTTATTAGCTGATATTGAAGGTGCTTTTGCTTTGGTTCCTGCAGCTATCGCTTCCCGAACTGCTGATTTGCGTATCTATTTACCAACACAATTAGTAAATATCTACCGATTAGGAGTGGCTTCAGGTAACACTAACGCATATATCACTCAAGATTTGGCGTTAACTTACTTAGGTATCAAAATTGTTCTTTGCCCAGGAATGAGTAACAACAAAATTGTTATCACTTTGAAAGACAATTTAATCTTTGCCTTTGATGGTGAGGGAGATCCATCTGACTTACGTGCAGTGAACTTAGCTGATACTGTTGCTGAGCCGGTTATCCGTACTCGTGCTAACATGAAAGTTGGTTTTAGCTTTGTTAATCCAGGTGATATCGTTTTTGGATCATAATAATTAACTCATAGAGGGGAGGTAACTCCCCTTTATATAATACTTTTACACAATGGCTACATGTCAATCATTAGAGACTATCGTAAAACCATGCGAGAACAACATTGGTGGTATCTATGGTGTTTGGATTAATACACAGGATGAAATAGATTTTATCACTCCTACTGACCCATCTACAGTAAGTGGTACAGGTGCCTGGCAAATTACAGGTATCACATTAAATTCACCTGGAGATGCATTCCAACCATTTGAGGTACGCCGAAACACATCCAACTACACAGAGGATAGCACTATTGACCTAGTTAATGGTAGCTCTTTTGTAACTCAAACAATCAATTTAGTATTCCACAGAAGAGATGCTGATAAGTCACGTGCTATTAAAATCCTAGGAACAGGACAGCAATTCTTAGTAGCTATCATCTTAGATGCTAATGGCTTATATTGGTACTTCCCATACTTGCAGTTATCTGCTACAGGTGAGGGTTCAGGTACAGCTAGAGCTGATGGTTCAAAATATACAGTAACATTGGTTGCTGAGAACCCTTACTTAGCTTACAACATTGATATGACAGCTGGAGCACTTGCTGCAATCGGAGTACAATAAGCAATTCTACCTCTCTATATTTAAGCCCTGCTGTAATGGTAGGGCTTTTTTTATGAACATTTGACAAAGCTAAATTAATATAGGTGTGATTTACTTAGATCAAGGTGTTATTAATCAGTTTGTATTGACTCTTTCAGAGGTCACTACGGTTACTACACCACACTATTTATTTGTATTCACCAATGAAATGAATACTACTAGCACACCAAAGCTATTCACATCCGCTGATACAAGTGCATGGCCTGAAAGATACAACCTGTTTACTCTAGATGAGCCAACGGATATCATACTAATTAAAGGGCAGTACACTTATCAGGTATATGAAAGCTCAACACCATTCGTTTTGCCTCTTACAATAGCACAGACTACAGGTGTAGTCATTGAAGAGGGGAGAATGGTTGTAAGTGGTCCTGCAGGAACTTCAATATACGATTAACTATGGCTTGGTACGATAGATTTATTAACACAAAACCAAAAGGCCCTGAAATGGTAGAGGGCTATCAATCATTTAGCACCCCATTCCTACCGGTAGGGAGAGGTAACTTGACACTGCCCTATGTAAACGGTAGATATTCTACTAACATGTGGGTGCGTTTTGGAACAGATAACCTGTATCCACAAATGCTCAATCAAATGTACTACAGCTCACCTTTACATGGTGCTATAGTTGACTACAAGACCAACGCTGTTATTGGTGGAGGCTTCAACCTTACCACTGACAAGCTAACACCTCAGGAAAAACTTGAGATGTTTACCTTTGAGAAAAAAGCTAACCTCAAGCACACTGTTAAGGCAGTGACAAAGCAGTTAATTATTCACAATCGTGTGTACTTTAAGCTATATTTTGGTGAAAAAAAGAAACTAATTAGAATTGAGAATGTCTCACCTGACAAAGTAAGGATATCTAGGTTTGGAGATATGTACTATTTATGTGATGATTGGAGTACTAACATAGATGTGCAAGAGATTAAGCCTTATCACATCACTTGTAAAGATGAATGTCAGCTATATTCCTACGAAGTTAAGTCAGTTGGTCAGGACCACTATAGTTTGCCGACATATAGTTCGGCACTTAATTTTGCATTTTTGAGTGGCGAGTTAAGTTACTTCGCAAAAAGTAACATCCAAAATAGTGTGTTCCCTAGCTTTGCTATGATGTTCCCTAAGAGACCACAGTCGGAGGAGGAAAAGCACATGATCAAAGAAACTATTGACCGCCTTAAGGGTGCAGCCAATGCAGGTAAGGCAGTTGCATTCTTTGCTAACTCAGCTGATCAGTTACCTAAGATAGAAAGCCTACCTACTAATGGCAATGATAAGCTATTCCATGAGGCATCTGCATTGAACACTGAGCAGATTTGTTTCTCACACACCATTGACCCTATCCTAATGGGTATCCGTACCACAGGTAGCTTGGGTAATGGAAGTGATATCAAGCAAGCATATGTGATATTTGAGAAAAACGTGGTCATGGAACTACGTCAACAGGTAACTACTATCTTTAATGAGATACTAACCATTGCACGCATCCCTGCTGAGTTTACAATCAATAACTATCAAATCATTGGTGATGCTATTGTTGAGGTAGATGAGGATACAGCAAAAGTTAAGGATGCATTAAACAATTTAAGTGATGCACTACTAAGCAAAGTACTTGAAAAAATGACTACCAATGAGATACGAGCTTTAGCTTCACTACCTCCTATTGATGAACCTACTCAACCTACTGTATAATGCTGTACTTTATCACTGAAACCTACCTTAAGACTAACACACCCATCACAGCCAATGTGGATGTAACGGATGTGACCCCATACATTGCTACACAATCGGCATTAAGAATACAGCCTATCTTAGGCACTACGTTCTACAATCACATGCTAACAGCATACAACAATCAGACACTTACACCTGATGAGATTGACCTAGTTGAGTTCATTCAGCCGGTCATTGCATGGAGGTCAGCTGAGGATGCTGTATTTGGGTTGACGTATCAGCTAAAAAACAAAGGACTTCAGACTCAAAACGGAGATTATTCAGCAAGCGTATCCAGAAGTGAGGTAGCTTTTGGGATGGAACACTATGCACAGAAAGCTAGTTTCTTTGAGCAACGTCTAATCAGATGGCTATTAGCTAACCGTAACCTGTTCCCTATATTCATATCTACAGCTAATCAGGATACTGACCTCAGACCAATGTTCCAAAACTGCTCATGTATTACTCAATGGCAGGATACCTGCACAGGTATGTGTGGTAACTTCCTTGAGAATGGGTACAATAACAGCATCCTAATCTTGTAATGAAGTCACAGCTCACCATACTATTAGCCACAATGAAAGCCAATTGGATAAAACTATTGGCAACTATTAGTGCATTCTTAATGCCTATTTCAGGCTTATTGTTTTTGGTAGGCTTTGTGATTGTACTTGATACTATCACAGGGGTATGGAAGAGCATGAAAAACAAGGTTAAAATCACAAGCAGAGGTTTATCTGCCATCATTAGCAAGATGCTACTCTATGAGGTAACGGTTATCTTGTTTTATATGATTGATAAATTTATATTAAATAATATCATCCTGCAGTTTTTCTCGGTAGAGTTACTGCTCACTAAGGTACTTGCACTCATCCTAGTATCAATCGAGGTCATGAGTATCAATGAAAACTACAAAGCAGTAAAAGGCCTTGACCTATGGCAGGCAATGAAAAACTTATTTTCAAGAGCTAAGGATATTAAAAAGGACCTAGATGAAATTAGACACAACCAAGATATTTCAGGAACGCCTATCTAACAGTCAGTACTTCCACGAAGAGTCTGAGAAAAAACAAATCTATCTACACCACACTGCAGGCAATGGTAATCCTGTAGCTGTATCACGTTGGTGGAATAGCAACGGAGATAGGATAGCTACTGCATTTGTAATAGGTGAAAGAGGTAGCATAGTGCAATGCTTCAGCTCTAAGCATTGGGCTTATCACCTGGGGATAGATAGCCAAGATTTCTCAGCTCATGGACTCAAGTATCAAAACCTTAATAAACTTTCTGTAGGTATAGAGGTGTGTAATTGGGGCCCATTGAAGCTAAAAGATGGTAAGTACTACAACTATGTCAAGGGAGTGGTGGACCCATCAATGGTAACCACATTAGATACACCCTACAAGGGTAATAAGTATTGGTACAAATATACGGATGAACAGATTGAAAGCACTCGGCAGTTGGTGGAGTACCTGTGTGAGACCTATGACATTCCTAAGACTTACCGGTCAGAGATATTTGCCATTGACAAAGAGGCATTCAAAGGAACTGCAGGGATCTACACGCATAACAGTGTGAGAAAAGATAAGGCAGATATTTACCCATGCCCCCGAATGATTAAGATGTTACAAAGCCTATAGCACATGAGACTTTCAATAATTATTTTGTCGCTAGTTTCTACTATATTTGCGACATCCTGCTCAGCTCCTAAGCGTGCTCAATGGCACTATAAGAAAGCATTAAAGAATGGACTTAAGGTAGTCCAGGATAGTGATACCATCCGGATAACTACAGTTGACAGCATCCCTGTTATTCACAATGACACTATTGTGTGGGAGAAATTCTACACCACTAAGGATACGGTGATACAATTCAATAACGTGTACGTACCAAAAACAAGATGGCAAACAAGGATTGAGTATAGATATAAAACAAGGGTTGAAAGGATACGAGGTAAGACTATCTATAAAACTGCTCAAGCTAAAGAGGTAGTAAAGTACAAAATACTATGGTGGCCTGTGATTGTTGCGTTTATTCTAGGGATACTCCTAAGATTTCTAATACAAAAGGGGCTCCTAGATAGGATTGCCCTGCTATTTAAGCTATGAGAAAACGTTTATTTTATGACATTGAGACCTCTTTCAATGTCGGTGTGTTCTGGAGGACAGGATACAATCTAAGTATCCAACCTCAGGATATCATTCATGAACGTGCAATCATATGCATCTGCTATAAATGGGAGGGTGAGGATGAAATTCACAGCCTAACATGGTCCAAAAGTCAGAGTGATAAGCAAATGATTGAGAAGTTTGTCAAGGTCCTAGCCCAAGCGGATGAAATTGTGGCTCACAATGGGGATAGGTTTGACCTCAAATGGATACGCACAAGGGCTTTATTCCATGGTATTCAGTTTATGCCATCACCTAAGACTATAGACACGCTTAAATGGGCTAAAAAGTACTTTAATTTTAATAGCAATAAACTAGATTACATAGCTAAGCTACTTAAGGTAGGTGCTAAGATGGATACAGGAGGGCTTGACCTGTGGAAAGATATAGTATTTCGCAAAGATCAGGAGGCATTAGATAAGATGGTGGCCTATTGTAAGATGGATGTGGAGGTACTTGAGGCAGTATTTGATAAACTCAACAGCTATACCATTGCTAACCATAACTATGCCATCCAATACGGAGGTGAAAAGTATGAGTGTCCTGAATGTGCAGGAATAAATGTCAAATACAATAAGAAAGTAGTCACAGCTGCAGGAACTGTACACCATTGGATACTATGCAAGGACTGCAAAAAGCACTACAAAATTAATCACCTGGTATTCACTAAGTATCAGGAATATCTCTACAAGCGTAAGTCTATAGCCTGATTTTTGCGGAGATTATTTAAGCTTATCAACTGATTTCTTATTTAGACTCATTCTAAATTTGTGGAAAATTATGCAAAATTGTTTGCATATATGAAACTTTATATATCTTTGTAAGGTATTAACACTTAAAAATGATATATGAAACAGTTTGAAAGAGCCCTTGACTTTATCAAGACACACGAAAACAACGCAGAGGTACTTGCTTTATTCTTAGAGCAGCTGCTTGTTGAAGCTACTGAGGAAATGACTCAGACAGCATTAGATAACACCGAAGATTTTTTAACCATTCTAAACGCTAACCGATGAAAAAAGAACTATTTAATGTAGTAGCAAGTTTTGCTGTGGTCGTGGGTACCATGGTAGCAATGTATAACGTTTTAATCTTTATGATATGCAAGTAACAATAGGAATAGAAGTAGCTTACTTTGACTTTGATGATGTGCATGGTAACTGTGAGTTCAAAATAACTAACATAACTGATGAAAGCTATGAGGTAGAGCTTAGCAATGTGGTAGCTACTCAAATAATTGGTGAGGTGGAGCTTGACTACATCCTAACTGACACTGAACTTGACCAACTGAATGAGGAGATTATTTGGTGCATCCAGGATACTGACATGATTAGAGACATGCAGGACCCTATGAATTATTTTGATGAGGATGAGTGGAGGTATGATGCATAGAGATATCTCAGAGATGGCTAGATGGTGGACCAAGCAGTCATTTGCAGGAGATAAGGGGGGCTCCTTTAATACCTCCCTATATTTAGAATACTTAAAATGTAAAAACTCATGTACAGATTACTATACTACTATGAAAAAAGGCTCGCAGAGAGCTATGAATTCCCTACCAAAGCCCTGTGTTATTGGAAAGTCAACCAATTCAGGACAGCAGGTACTCATATTTACGGACACTTTGTAATTGAAAAGGTATGCGACAAGATAAGATACTAGAAATACTGTACCCATACATCCCTACTAAAGTGCTAGGTGAGTATCTAGGGTTGACTGCATCCCAAGTGTACAATAAAACGTACAAAAGAGGGATAAAGAAAGACCCTAAGACAAAGAAAGCAATTAACCGGGCCATGATATTAAACGCAGGTAAGAACACCAGGTATGCGAAAGGTCATGTGCCATTCAACAAAGGCATGAAATGTCCTAACCTACTGCTAACTAATGCAGCTGCTACGATGTTTAAGAAAGGCAACAAGCCATTCAACACCAGGGAGGCAAATGCTACTAGCATCCGTAAAGATACAGCAGGTAGATTGTATCACTACACTAAGATAGCAGATAGCGTATGGGTATTAACGCACCGGTTGATGTGGGAGCAGGCTAATGGACCCATCCCTGCAAAGCATATAGTGAGGTTCATTGATGGCAACACCATGAACTTAGAACTGAGCAACCTGGAGTGCATCCCAATGAACAAAAACATGACTAGGAACAGCATCCAAAGGTTCCCAATGGAGCTACAGCAGGTCATGAAATTAAAAAGTAAACTTAATAAAACAATAAAAAATGGCAAGAAACGGAATGAACGATCTTAGAGATCACCTCTTTGCAGCTCTAGAGAGATTAAATGATGATGAGCTAACACCTGAACAACTATCTACTGAAGTAGAAAAGGCTCAGGCAATTTCTAACCTGTCTAACTCAGTGATAAACAGTGCCAAGGCTGAGGTTGACTTCATGAAAGCTACCGGCATGATAGCTACTACCAGCAACCTGTTCAAAGGAGTTAATGACCCTAAAAGATTAGACTAATGAAATACACAAGATACTTTAGAATTTGGCTTGAAGATACAGTAGAGCCAGAGGGTGGCACATGGTGCTACATGGGGATGGATGAGAAAGGCTTTTTATGGCAGCTCAACTTCCAATACAAAGAGAATGAACAACCTGAGACCTTAGAGCAGTACCTGCGATGGGGCTACAAAATTCAAGAGATATGAATGAGGAATTATTTGAACTCAGTAAAGTGCTCAATGAGGATATAGTGGATATCATTAGGGCATATCAGCTGAACACACCTAGCAGAAAGCAGGAGATAGTAAGCAAGAGGTACTACCTGTACAACTATATGTATGAGAACAGGCACATGACCACTACAATGATTGGTCAGTACTTTAACCGCGATCATAGTACGGTGGTGCATGGTATTCAGGAGCACAAGTATTGGTACCATAGAAAAGACCAAAACTATCTCAAAATGATATACCCCATTCCAGAACTCATTAGGCCAAAAAGGTCAGACATTAATATCTTTGATGTCGATGTTATGCCAATAGATGACGAAGAAACTAGGGTAACAATCACAGGTAACTTCCCTATTAAATTGTTAAAAAGTTTTCAAGAGAGAATGACTAAGAATGAGATTAGTACTACATTTGAGCTATCATAATTTTTTAAGGGTTAATACTAAGGAGGGGCTTCGGCTCCTCTTTTTTATGACCGTATGACGATGTGACAGTTCTCTTATATAGGGTCCTTATAAAATACACCACTAAAAAAGTTTGTACTTTGGAAAATTTATCGTCATATCGTCATGAAATCACTCAAACATAAGCCTGCATTGGTTTATATACATGACGATAACTTTTATTTATCGTCATAAATTGTCTTTTTATCGTCATTAATTTATATTTGTAACATGTATAACCCAAAAATATCAGTTTTCAGGAGCTTGTTTAACTCCAAAGAAACACCTTTCACACTTGAGGCAATAGAAGTGTACAATAGAATTAAGCAAGGTAACCCCGAGCTGATTAGTAAGATTAAGAAACTGCGTGCTGGAGATAGTGAAAGCAAGATGCAACTCATGGCAATCATGTTTAATGGCACATTCTCTGAACGCAAGGATGATGGACTCATCCAACACTCAGGATTGTGTGTCCTAGACTTTGATAAGTACCCCGATGCTAAGACATTGAAAGCTGAACGGAACAGGCTCAAGGAATGCCCCTACGTGTACATGATGTTCACCTCACCCTCAGGGAATGGGCTCAAGGTAGTTATCCGTACACCTGAAAGCAACAAGTTTGAACACAAACGGAGATTTGAAGCTTACAAGGAATACATTAATAGTGATTATTTTGACGTGGCCAATAGCAATGTGAGCAGAGTATGCTTTGAAAGCTATGACCCTGATGCCTACCTCAATGAGTTCTGCGAGGTGTTCCAAGGTATCACAGAGGATAAGGGCTACCACAAGGCAGAAAAGATAGCAGTGCTCCCCATTGCTAATGAGGACCGTATCATTGAGTTAATCATGAAATTTAACCATGGTGTGTTTGAACAGGGCAGGAACAATTGGACCTTTAAGGTAGCCTGCTGCATGGCTGAGTATGGGGTAGATCAGTATGCTGCTAAGAATTACCTACTGCAATATGCACAGGAGGACTTTACAGCGAGTGAAATTAACTACACTGTTATCAATGCCTATAAATCAAGCAATTTTAACACTAAGTACTTTGAAGATACATACACCGTTAACAAGGTCAAGCTAAAATTAAAGGAGGGCCTTAAGGATGAGGACATCCAAAAACAGCTAGGAGTTAGTAGCTCAATCATTGAGTCAGTAAAAGAGGAGGTGCAGAACTCAGATGATGTGTTCTGGCAAGCAGATGGCAAGAAAATTACTATCGTGCCGCATGACTATGCTAAGTTCCTGCAAAAACATGGCTTTGCTAAGTACTATCCGGAACGGAGCAACAAGCCTACCTATGTGTACATTGAAGAGAATAAGGTATCTGAGAGCTCAGTGGAGCTAATCAAAGACTTTGTGCTCAAGTATTGCCTAGCTAAGGGTGAACTTGATATCTACAATCACTGTGCTAAGAGTGCTCAGCTGTTCACCGAGTCACACCTGAACATGCTAGAGTCCATTGATATGCGTATCCTGCAGGATGATCGCTACTCATCCTACATCCCATTCCTTAACGGAGTGGCAAAGGTATCCAAGGACAAAGTGGAGCTCATGAGCTACATTGATATAGATGGCTACATATGGAGGGAGCAAATCATTAAAAGGAATTATACCCAAATCGCGATTCACGATAATAATTTTCAAGATTTTGTACATAAGGTATCAGCCCAGGATGAGCAACGTATCAAAGCAATGGAGTCAACACTTGGCTACCTCATCCATACATTCAAAGATAAGACGGACCAAAAGGCAATCATCTTTAATGACCAGGAGATTGATGATAACCCCAATGGAGGTAGTGGTAAGAGCTTAATGTTGACAGCCATCGGCAATATCCGTAAAATAATCAAGATAGATGGTAAAGCTTACAACCCAAGTAAGAATGACTTTGTATACCAACGTGTTAACATAGATACTCAAGTCCTTGCATTTGATGATGTTAAGAAACACTTTGACTTTGAGCAGCTGTTCTCACTGATTACTGAGGGCATACCGGTCAACCGAAAGAATAAAGATGAGATCTACATTCCATTTGAACGTTCACCTAAGATAGTTATCACTACCAACTATGTGATTAGTGGTGCTGGTACCTCACATGACCGTAGGAGGCATGAAATAGAGTTCTTTCAGTACTTCAATAGCCAACGTAACCCACAGGATGAGTACGGTAAACTATTATTTGATGAGTGGAATAAGGATGAATGGGCTCACTTTGACAACTACATGCTATCTAACCTGCAGATGTACCTCCAGAATGGATTGGTGAGAAGTGTATCCATCAATGCTAATGCTAAGCGTTTCATCCAAAACACCTGTAAGGAGTTCTATGACTTTGTACATGATGGGAATATCTCATTGGATGTTAGACACTACAACAAAGCATCATTTGAGGCATTCCAAGCAGATACCAATGGTTTCAAAGACCTAGATAGCAGGAAGTACCTTAAATGGGTGCAAGCCTATGCAAGCTATAAAGGCTATAAATTCACTAAAAACCGAGACCAACATGGTAGGTACTTTGAACTCACTAAACAAGATTAATCATGATACAGATAACAAACGAAGATAACATGGAGCTCATGGCTAGGTATCCCGACAAGTATTTTGACTTGGCTATAGTTGACCCTCCGTATGGTATTAATATGGGTATGGGTCACAAAGGAAGTGAAAAAAGAGGTGATAAAAATAAATATAAAACATTTGCTGGAGGTGATAATTCAATACCTACAAAAGAATATTTTAATGAATTATTTAGAGTTTCAAAAAATCAAATTATTTGGGGTGCAAATTATATGACTGAATTTTTAGAGCCAAAAGCAAGTTGGATAATTTGGGATAAAAAACAACCTGAAGATTTTAGTATGGCAATGGCTGAGTTAGCTTGGAGTTCTTTTGGAAGTCCTATGAAAATTTATCAAAAACGTGTAGTTGGTGCAGATGATGTTCGTGTACACCCAACACAAAAACCCGTAGCACTTTACAAATGGATTCTCGACAAATACGCAAAGCAAGG